CGTGGTGTTCACGATTGCCGTGACGAACCGGATCTCGCCGTTGCATGACACCCCTTGTCCCGCTGCGAGCCCGTGTGGCGCCGCGAAGACCAGCGACGTGCCGCTGGAACCGGCCGCGGCTGTGCCTCCCGCGTACATCGCTGGCGTAGCGCCCATGCTGGCCTGAAAAAGCGGTCCATAAGCCGGGCCCGCGCTCTGTCCCCCCCAGCTCGTCATGTAGGTCGTCACGTCGAACGTGGAATTGCGCCGCAACCCTGCGGGTATCCCTACGAATGTGCGGCTGCCCGTCTTGTCCCGCCGGTCGGCCGTCTCCAACTGATTCTTGGCCGTCAGCTTCAGGGCCGGAAACCGGTTCGCCGCCGTGATCGCCGGCGTCTGTCCGTAGTTACTTTCCAATCCGGCGTAGAAACGGTTAGCATTGGATAAAATGTATGAAGCCATAGCTCTAGTCGCTCACTCCTACGTCGAAACTCACTTTTCCCACCTGGATGAAGTTCTGGCCTCCGTGCTTCACGGCTCCTAGTGCCGCTTCATAGCATCCTGCAAAATACATTCCTTCACCCCAATCGCCCCGGTTCTGGTCCAGCACCTGAGTCACTGCGTCGACATAGCTTTGCAGTTGATCCTCGATCCCTTGCAGTCTGTCCTGTGAAACCCGCACTTCAATCGTCATGGCGGCGATTCCGGAGAAGTTCCTGAACTTCTCCTTGAGCTGGTTCACGATCTTCTCGCAGTACACGCTCACCGCCGGATACAGCACCTCCGTGCTGCGCTCCGATATTTCAATCGATGCGTTCTGCGCCAGAATTTGATTCTGTGCCAGTGCCGCCAGAGTGGTATTCTCTGCCAGAGCCAGCGTCGATACGCACGCGTTCAACCCTTGCGGCGCGCTTAGCAGAGTGACTACTTGCGAGGTAACCGTGCTGCCTACCCATGCCATTTTCTAACCTCTCTGAAGAAGGCGCGGCAACGCGCGCATATAGTCGGGCGCCTGTCCGCATCCAGGCCCTTTTCCCAATGTGGATACCGGCCCCGCCTGCACCCAGACCTGGTCCAACGGCATCTGCGCCATATTCTGCAGCCCCATTGTCGTGGGCAACAGTCCGACATATACATTCCAGCCCTTTGCGTTCGCCGGCCGATTGACGGGTTGGGCCACCAGTACAGTTCCGGCCGCCACGCTTAGAGTGCTCGGGTTACTGGCCTGCCCCTCCTGCCCCTCTGCGTTCAGCCACGACACGCTCACGCAGTAAGTCGCCGCAGGTTGACCGCCGGGAATCGAAGTGAGTTGCGGCGCGGCCGCCTGCGGAATCGGATTGTTTGCGATGCCGATCCCGGTCTGCATGAGCTTGTCCATGGCCCACGTCGCCAACTGCGCAAATTGGTCCCGCTTGCCCTTGTAACGGTCGTTCAATTGATTGAAGTAGCAATCCTGGTACACCAGCGTGAGTGTCTGAAACACGTGCCAAAGCTGTAGCGGCGGCGTGACCACGATGTGGTTCAACTTCGGGCACGCTGGGAGCCAGAACTGCCATTCGTAGCTGGCGCTGCGTTGCAGAAGAGTGATCACTTCGATCCCTAGCTCTTCCTGCGCCAGCGTCAGTTTTTGACTGAGATCGATGTTCTCCGTTTGCGCCGTGGCCAGCAGGGAGGAGTCCTGAATTGTGAGGTCCTGGATCGTCGATATGCCATCCGTGAATAGCGCCATCGCCCCGGCCCTATTCTTTGCCCGGCTGCGCGCCGCCCTTGAGCTTGCGCAGCTCATTGGGCGAAATGACCGTGAATTGCATCCGCGACGCCGCCGCGAGCTGGTCCGCTTGCCGCTTGGCCTCCGCCTTCTGCTCCTGGAACTCGCGCGCTTCATCGGCCGTCGCCAGCCGGGCTGCGCCTTCCACGATCATCCGGGCAGCGATCCGCCGCGGAACCTCGGTGCGCACGCCTTCCCGCCCGCCATCTGGAGTCTCGTGGCTGACCAGCACCGCCGAAGGATCTTTTAAGTTATCCTCCATCGCCCGAATCTTCTTGAAGTACACTTGTAAGTCCATGGTTGCCTCTCGCGGGGCCGGATCTGCCCGGCCCCCGTTGTTTTCGTTGTCCGCCTGAAGCCTGCGCCGATTGCGCCCGCTACGAATTCACCTGGACGCCAAAGTTGTTGCGGATCACCGCGCAACCGTACAGCACATCCACCGTGAACTGCTGCGCCAATGTATTCGGCTGGTAGCTCATCACCACGCGCATACCGAAGTTCCCCATCTCCGCGTAGTGCGCCACCGCACCCGTTCCGTACAATGGCTGCGGCAGTCTGCGGATCACCAGGCCGATCGCCGGTTTGGTGAAAGCCAGGTTGTGCGTTGTCACTGGCGAACTGCCGGTGTACGCGATGAACTGCGACCGCATTACGAAAAAGTCCTTGATCTTACCCACCGTGCCGTCGATCAAGGCCCGCAGCCCCGCATCGCCGGCAGTCTGGAACTCGCTGAAGCGTTCGATCTGCCGCAATGCGGAATAGGTCGTGGCGTCCACCACCAGGTACTTCGGCTCGGACGACGGAACCATCGCCGTAAACAGTTCGCTCTCTGCCTGATCGATCACCGCTTCCACCAGCGGTGTCCCCCCCGTGCCCACCGGCGCGTTCGCCGTGAACCCGGCAAACAGGTTCAACAGGCTGGTCTCGATGCTCTGGGCGATCGCCACCACCGCCGGCTGCATGTAGACCTGCAGTAAGTCCGGAACCGCCAGTACCTTGGTCACATCCGGAATCTGGAAAGTCGCTTCAGCGTGGGTATTCAACACGATCTGCGCATTCCCCAGATTCGGGTTCTGCGGTTGAACTGTTCCCCCTTCCGCGATGTTGTTGGCTACCAGCACCGGAGGAATCGGAATGTTTACCGTATCCCCCGCCTGCGCCAAAACGGGTTCATAGTCGCGGTTGACCAGGTTACCCATGACTAGGTTCCCGACCAAGGCGGGCAGAGCGTCTGCCGCCACCAGCTTCACGATCGCGCTGGCCACATTAGCTGATGTAATTATCGCCATTCATTCTCCTAAGTTGACTAGGCTCTTCTGCCTGTCTTTTGAATTCAGGCATTCCTGCCTGTCGTGACTATATGCCGCGCAGGTTCTGTGAAGCAACCCGCAGAATCTCCTTCCGCACCTTTTCCGTCTGTTCCGAACTCATTCCCGGCCGGATGTTCTCAATGTCCACGCTCTCGGTACTTTCCCGCGGCGCCTTGTGCGCGCCGGTAATCCCCGACCCTCCGGGTATCCTCGCCGGCAGGAACTCCGGATTCTCGCTCACGAAGTTGCTCAAATATTCCTTGAGCGGCACTTCGCCTTCGTCGCTGTGCGCGAGCAGCCGGCCGTCCTCCGTGCGGAATACGCCCTCGTGCACCGCCCGGTATGCCAGGTCCACCTTCGCAACCCCCAGTCGTTGTAGCTCGGCCCGGATGGACGCGCCTCTTTCCGCCTGCTCTGCCGCCTGCCGGCTGCGCTTGCTCTCTTCTTCCACTTCGTTCAGCCGCCGCTCCAGTTGCTCGCGCCGTCTGCGTTCCTCCACGAGTTCCGTCTTGTAGGCCGGTTCGCTTTTGGCCTGCTGCTCCTGCAGGAACTCCTGAATTGCCTGCTTCACAATCGCTTGTACGTCCGTGTCTTCCATAACCCCTCTTTTGGCACTCTGGCGCACGCACTTAATGCGTGCCGTGTCGAGACTCGTCTCGACACGCAGCGTCAGCTCTGTGCGTCGATCTCCTGCGCGATCTGAGTCTTGATCTCCTGGCGCACGTCCGATAGAAACTTAAACGCCAGTTTCTTGAAGACCTGTTTTTTCAGCGTCTCGGATTCGATTCCCAATGTAAGCAGCTTCCGGGCGTCGTCTAATTCATTGCTGAAATCCGCGATATCAAACTCATCTAGTCCTGAAACGTCGATCGAAATGTTGTCCTGGCGAGCGGCCGCTATGGCTCGCAACACTTGCTTCATCGTCTCCTTCACCGCATCGCCATACGCCCGCAACACCTCCTGCGTAATGCTGAAATCCCTTTGTTTGCTGGCGCCCGATTGGTTCTGGCTCGATGAATCCGACCCGGCCGCATGCGCAATCAGATAACACACCCGGTAAATCTCGTCCTTAAGCTGCACCAGATTGTCGGCGGCGATT